CCTTGCTGACCTCCACCATCAGAAGGTGGGGGAGGAGGGGCAGCACCCGCTCCTTGAGGAGGAGCGCCGCCCTGTTGATCCGTAACTGGCATAGAATTCGTAGCCATTGATCTCTCCGTTAGAGGTTTAGACTACGCCTTGATTGCGAGCTTCTTGCTGGTGCGCTTGCGGCCACGGCCCTTGTGTGCAGCCTTCTTAACGTGTGCTTTCTTTCCACCTACGTGACGCTTTACCATTGTGTTTCTCCTTTGAATGTGGTTCAACAAGTTTTTGGACACGAAAAACCGGCCAGAAGCCGATTTCGCTTCTAGCCGGTACTTGTTCTTGCCACAAGGCAAGGGGCACGCGCTATTTCTTGACTACTTCAGTTCTTGACGCTCTTGTTCCAGCGTCTTGTTCTGTTCGTCTTTATAAAAAGTAGAGCATATCTGACCATTTGTCAAGTCTTTTTTTACGTTTCTGCGAACTTTTCTTCAAAAATCTTTTCTTCGCCACTTTTTAAGTTGAAATCCTGTAAGCGCAGGAATATAATCAAGTGGGAGAAACAATGAAACCGTATTATTCTCATAACGGAATAACAATCTGGAACTGTGATTGCAAAGAAGTCCTACCGACTCTTCCCAAGTGCGACCTGCTACTGACAGACCCACCGTACAAGCTGGTCGCGTCTGGGGGGGGGAATAGGAGCTAAACGAGAATACCTATCCTCTATAGATGGTGAGCTTGACGACGGGTTCGATACGAGTATCCTAGCGCCATTCAAGAATTGGATGGTATTCTGTGCCAAACAACAACTCTTGGAAATTCTTTCCCTTGCATCTCAAAGGCGATGGATGCTCTTGACGTGGAATAAACCGAATCCTACGCCTCTGGTCAACGCGAACTACCTTCCCGACACAGAGTATATCGTCCATTCTTTCGAGGATTCAAGTTGTCTTTTTGGAGGATACGAATCACGTAGCAGATACATTGTTTGTCCAGCAGAGCAAAACGGATGGATGGGACATCCCACAGTAAAACCCCTCTCCGTTATGCTACGGCTAGTTTCAGTCGCAAGCGGAGAGGGGCAAACAATCCTCGATCCGTTTTGTGGAAGTGGTACGACACTGGTAGCAGCCAAGAAACTAGGACGAAAAGCAATCGGTATAGAAATCCGCGAAGATTATGCAGAACTCGCAGCTAAACGTCTTTCCCAAGAAGTATTCGATTTCGGTTAGACTAAAGTTCCTTGTCTCCCACATTCAACATCGTCCGTATCTGAGAACTCTTGGCATCCGTTAACTTTTCATTTTGCTCAATGTTGATCCCTTGGATATACCCTTTGTTATACAAAACAATTAGCTTGCCGTCAGTCTTGGTTGCTCTCAACAGTTCGTCAACTTCCGCAACCTGTGCGGGTAAAGAAACCGAAGCCTCAGTCCTTAAATAATCCCGTTGAACGCTGATCTTGATTGCCATTTTCTCTCCTAGTGTGTTTGGTTTGTTGAAGCTATGATTCTTTCACGACCGTCCTGGGTGTTCCACCCGCTCCACCCTTTTGCGCCAGCTTTGGACTTTTTTGCCCGCTGCTCGGTCTACCCCCCGCGTGTTGCCCTGCCGGTCCTTTTCCTCCGCCCTTACCACCTTGTTCTCCGCCTTCCAATACAGACGGATCGATCCCCATTTCCTTCAACTTCATGAAAGCCTTAGCCTTAGCAATAATCGCCATGACCTGCAATTCTGTTTCCTCGTTGAAGAACTTTTCCTTTTCCGTCGATCCCGGTGAATCTCCCCAGTTAGCTATGTCGATTGTTTTCATTACGGTAGACCAGCTTAAAGGTGCTCCACTGCGCTTTAATTGAAGCATCATCATCTGACGCTGCATAGCCGTGATCTTGAGAAGCGTATTTGGAACAGTGACAAGACGAAGTTTATTTGCAAAAAACCTTGCCCTCGTCAAACGGTCGTACATCGACTTCGTTGTGGGGAATTGACCACTTAATAATTCATCTGGCAGATGGCTAGGAACCATATCGTCAGGATTATAGTCGAACATTTCTTTTGCAATGTGATCTGGTCCCACATATTCGATAAGCCTTGCAGCGTCAAACCATTGAGGGATAAGAGTTTTCATCCTCTCTCCTACGCGCTTATTGGCTTTTTCAATCCTCATCGCAATCCCTTTGGCGATAGGACCGATAGACTCCAGCATTTTATCCGCTGTATCGTTAGCTATATTCATTTTCATGTTGGAAAGGTTCCCAACATCATTCAACCCAAGCTGCGCTAACTCTTTATCTCCCAAGTATTTAAGGTACGTTTCATTTATTTGTGTCACTCTCACTGAATCAGGTAACAGCGATTGGAATGTCTTTGTCGGCTCTCCCCCTGCTAATCCTAGCCTTACATCTGGCTCAAATATATCAAAATGCTCAATCTTCGATCCCCCGTTGGTATCCAAATCATACCCCATTGGAGGATTCATTCCTGCCGTAAGAACCTGATCCATCAGCCTTTCATGCTTCCTAATCGTGTTCTCAATTGACGCTACATCCCCGACTAACGACCGTCCTAGCGCTTCCCATGCCCAATCATCTACCGTGTACTGAATAACTGGTATCTTGGAGTCCCAATCGAAGGAAGTACCGTCATACATCGGCTTGTCGAGTCCTGAAGACGTAATGATGAGCCGTAGGTTAGGGTAGATTCGACAATCTTCAGGCATCGCAGGACGACTGTACGGTTTTCCATCCCTCATCCCTCCAAAAATAGGCTGTCCCATACTCGGAACTTTATAAAACCAAGATGTTCCAGGATCACCCATCTGCATCTCTTTGCCAGTAGTGTTGATCCGTATATCCCTAATAAATGTGTATCTTATCTCTGTGTACAGGTTTCCAAAACTCCTACTCTGTACATCCCCAACCATCCCATAACGCCACGTCGCAGCAAAATCCTGCCGCTGTGCCTGAATCAAAGTTTTGTAATTATTGCATCCAACTGTTTGAAGCTGGCCTTGGAATAAAGGAAAAGCTGCACTTGCTTCTGCAATAGGCATATAATCGTAAATCGTTACCGCGTAAGCATCTTGAACGTCATTTGACCGAGAAGGTATCTGGACTGGTACTACATCTAATAATCCTAGCGCGTCAAACCTTAGCTCTCTAGGACCAAACCTATACTCTGTTGCAACAACTTTAGGCCATAGGTAACCAATACCCATGACCGTTGCGTACTGCAAAACTTTCAAGATTTGATAAGGGAAGTCAGACTCTAAATAAACACATTTGCTTACCTTTGTAAGCATTTCTGCCATTGCTTTATAGGCGGGAACATCTGAGCTAAATCCGGCGATCTCGCGTACTTCAGCAAGTGTCTCGCAGAATTTTCTGATGTTGTATTTTAACTGGTTTGTAATGAGTGTGCTTTTTGTTTTATCACGGAAAGTCGCATCGAAGATACGTAGATTAGCATTTAGATTTTGGTAACATTTTTGTCCACTAAGGTAACCTTCGCCTTCTTTGATGGCGTTCTCGACCCAAGCGATCTTAACGCTTGCGGGAGCTTCCCAATCCGGTACTTTCCAACTAACTGTTTCTGTTTTAGCAGTTGGTCCAACGATGAACGAACCCATTCATATTCGCTTTCCTCCCGGTACACTATTGAGTTCCGGTTCCCAATCCGAAACACGACTAAACGCATAATAAACTAAAATCTGTCAACTGTCTACAAAATTATCGTCCCTGTTCAAACGCCTCACAATGAAGATATGATTCCCTCTCGTAAGCAGTAGGGTCTTTCCTGTTCGCGTTGTTTTCCAAAGCTCTTCGCATGAACTCCCGATTGATTGGATTCCTAGCGTTTGCATATTTCGTTCTCATCTCTGATCTGATCTCGCTTGCAAACTCACCCTCGATAGCCCCACGCTCGGACTGTTGACGCTGATGATCGACACGCTCCTGACGCCTCTGAATCTCTGAAAAACTCTCAGCCTCGTGAACATTATTGCAAATGATTTTCTCGTATCCTTTTGGCGCAGGACAATTCTCAGGCATCCCGCTCATAATCTTTCCCGATGAGTCCCGATAAAAAACTGGCTTCTTGTCCAGTTGCGCCGCCCCTCGACTCCAATCCTTCGGCCTAAGATCATACGCCATATCAGACGCTCTGTTGGAAATGCGCATCCATATATATAGGATAGCGTTCTTGAATCCTGGTCCGCGCATAGGATAATCCCTTGAAGTCATCCAATCTATACCGCACCAGTGAGACACATCTTCGATTACGTCCTTGTTCTCTAGGAAATACGTTCCGTTGTAGACAAACCACTTCCCATTCTGGAACCAGCAACACTCCATCCTACCGTCATGCCAAGCAATTACCTTTTGAGAATCCTGCGCGGGTACACGTTTCTTAACGCTCACCCAACGCTTAGACTCCTTCAAAGCACGCGCCTGTTCCTTGCGCTCTTGCTTCAGAGTTTCCAGTTCCTCCTTGAGTTTCAACTCCCGTAGTTGTATTATTCCTTGTGCGCTCATTGACCGTCCTTTAATTGTAGTTGTTGTCCTACACTGCTCTCAATCTTCGCGTTCTCAAAACCTTTGACGTTGATCGCCTCGTACCCCTCACCGTTCTCCGACCTCTTGAATCCTAGAATACCAGTGTTCGGCGGAGAAATACGCTTATAATTTTCCTTTTCCTCCAAGAAAAGCTGCTCAGTCAACAGCCTTCCATCCACATCATCTATCACCGTTTCCCCGCGCTCTAGTGCTAGTTTACACACTGGAGTCGTCATAAGGTGAATAAAATTCTCTGAGAATTTCATCTTGCTGATGACTTCCAACGTCGCCGCATGACGCTCTGGATACGTCATATCGGCAGGGTTCTTTCGCTTCTTCTGCCTTACCAGTTGCTCCTTGTGTTCAAAATAATCCCTGTCACCAATCTTACGCGCTCTCGCCTCTGCGTAACGAGGTTGAATCCTAGTCCACTGGAAACTGTCGAACTTGGACCGTTCGCCTAGTTTCTCAATATCCCGGTTGCCAAAGTAGAAGATCGGCCCCCAAGCACGATACTTAATTACCAACTCGAATTCGTCCGTACCTCTACACTGGATAGAACCACGATCCCACACTACCGTGGTCCATGGTGTCCAGAGAATGAGACAGTTCTCGTGTTCGTTGAGTCGCTTGGTGAGTTTTATAGATTTCATGCCTTGCCTCGTTTCGATAAATCACCGTATGTGAATAGTTTCCTGCCCGGTTTATCCCATTCGAGACGTGGCAATAACTCTTTTCCTACACTTGCTCTATCAAGGTTCTCCCATATCCAATCACTATAATCCGCCATACGTTTATCTGTGAGAGCCACAATATCCACTTTGCAATCCTTTAATCCTTCGCTATCGTGAATCGCACCTCTGACGTATTCTATGATGCTGTCGCCTTCTTCGCGTGTGATCGTAACCGCGCCCATTGCGTTCTTAACGCGCTCGTATATCGGAGTTCCTGGTACATCAATCTTAATTTCGCTCATCTATCTCCTTTGTGTCTCTTTCTCTTTTTTCTCTTGAAACTCTACACGGATTCTTTCTTCTGCCTCTTTCAAGGACTTCTCATCGTGATAGTATAGAGGCTCATCCATCGGGTCTGGAGAGAAAGCATATCCACCGCCACTTTCATCGACTGGGTGATTCAAACCTATCTCCTCATCAACGAGTTAATTCCGTCTCGCGTCCCTTGATGCGCCCGATTGTACGGAGTTAGCAATTCGTGGTCTGGCGCAAAACCATCGTTTTCTTTCCTTGGCCTATTGGTCAAATCTACGATGTGTCCACCCTCTGCACCGTACTTATGTACACGGTCGTAATCGCTCTGTGTAGTCTGTTCCTGCACTATCTCAGATGGTTTAGCCGCTATCTCTACAGGCTCTTCCTTGCGATTAAAAAATCCCCAGTTGATTATTCCCATTTTACCTCCCCGCTACAAAATCTGCAAACCGCAAAAGCATTGCCGCCTCTTGCTCTAGCTTTGCTGCGATCCGTATCTGAATACGATTGCTTTTTTCTTCCTCTGCCCTGCTCTGCATCGGGAACTTCCGTCCCATCATTTGCTGTGCCAGTTGATGAGCCGATTTACGATCTGCGTCAGAAGTTTCAGATGTGAATACTAATGCAGAACTCTTTCGAGATTCAGCGTATTTAGTCTTCTCTTGCGCTTCTTTGCGAAGCCATTGTTCTAGCTCTGTGGC